GTGTCTATGAATCTGTAAAGGTAGGCTTCTTCTTCATCTGCAGTGAATGTTGGAGTTGATGCTACATCGGGACTGAATAGGTAATTATCCCCATCTATAGAATTGTAATTAAATATTAAGTGTGGGCTTATATTGGGGTCTCTATAAAGTTCACCATAATTAGTTACGGCATACGAATTTTCAATAGTTGGGGTAGCGCCTGATAGGATTTCAGTTCCAGTGAATATGTAATCGCCTAAAGAATTTAAGCCCTTGGTTGATCTTGTGTAGGAAAAGTTTGTATAGTACTTATTAGAGTACAGGTCTATAGCACCAGATGTCCAAGTCTTATTCGATTTTGTAAAGTCGCTAGTAGCGAAGCTTAACAAATAGGTTTTCATCTATTAAACTCCTAAACTGCGTCTAGCCAAATACTGTACTCGCCAGTAATTCCATTTTCTGGGTGAACATACATCAACTGTTGTGAAGGTCTACTCATCGAAGAAAAATATTCTTGAGCATACGTATTATAGCTTTCTGGTGATCCAGAAATTCTTAACATGCAGCTTCCTATCGACATCTTAAACTGCTGGTGATAATGACCCATGAAAACATCATCAAAATGCTCTGGGATTGCTCCGTCTTTCCAGCCCATTATCTTTTTATAGTAACCATGGAACGCGTTAGGTGAAGGTAGTTGATCACCATGAATCAACAAAGCGCTGTATCCACCTATACTATCGACGGCATACCAGTGTCTTTCACCTTTACCATCTGGAATATTGAAAGATACTCTTGGTTCATTTCTGTATAAGATCTCCATGATTCGATAGAGCAATCTATCCATATTGGTTTCTGGATCATGTTGTTTTCTTCCACGACCACCAACAGCTCCATGATTACCTATCACTCCAGTAATGTGTACATGCTCAAAGTTTTGCAGTGCGGTTGTTATAAACTTGCTTAATATTTCAGGACCGTTAACGCCGACTTGTCTATATAGTCCAGAGTCTATTAAATGACTTTGTCCTGGGAATATTTCTTCACCCTCAACAATGTCGCCTAAAAGCCATACATGAAGATTCTTAACGGGGTGGTGCTTTCTTTGTATCTCCGTTATTTCAATTAGCTTTTCTGTATATAATTCTATTCTTTCGGCTAGAACGGATGAGTTATAGTCTGGTGTAACTTTGCCCAATTGCCAATCGGCGAATACTACTACTGCTGTCTCTTCTGCGCCGGGGCCGTTAACTAACTTTGGCTTGCTAACTACCGGCATCTCAAATTCGGAGAATGCATCAATTGCTGCTTGATATACGGAAAATACTGTTTCTTCTTTTGAGTTCTTGTGCTTCTCTGCAAGTTTGGCTAGGCGCCTATTCTCCGACCTCAAGAACGCTGAGGCATCAGTAGCGGTAGCCTCATGGGCATTAAGAAACGTTTGAGCCTCTTCTTCTTCCGGATCCCAACTTACGCCTAATACTGTTTCAGATACCTCAAAGTCATCATGGAGAATTTCTCCAGGAAAATCTTCATACCCCTCAGCAATCATTCTTGCGTGAGTCATATTTTTAGCTCTAACTATCTGTTTTCTAACAACGGAATAAACTTGTTCAGACATGTTTCACAACCTTCTCTAGTAGTTTCTCGCTCCCATTATAACAGAATATAAGCTCAGAACACCAGCAGACATGTAACTTTTATCATCAGATAATCTATAGTCTTTATTGGGTATGTTTTTATTATCTACTTTAATCGAATTAATCTTCACCGATACTACCAGTTCGGTAGCTAGTCTCATCTGTCTTTCCATTTCAGAAATAGAAAAGGAATCACCTATTGATAGAGAATTGAGATATCTATTAAGGAATATCTTAGCTTGGTTTTCAGCTCCACGCGCAACAGAACTGTTTACTCCTTCTCTTAAGACTAAAGTTGCTGAAACGTCTATGAATTTTTTTTCGGCTATTCTTAGATTTAGACTAATTCCCACTGGCTTTATGGTTCTAACTAGATCATAAACTTGTTGGCTAATTGTAGCTATCCCAGATTGAGTTTCTGGAACTATTATAATGTCGCATGATCCCATACCGAATGAAGCTTCTCTGATCTTTGCATCCTTTACGCCTCTAATTGAAAGAGCTGCAAATCTTATAGACTCTGCAGTCCCTGAAGTAGAACCTCGTACTGCTGAGATAATTCTTCTTCTATAGTTGTCATCAGATTCAGAATTTACACTACTGTAGATTTCCTTAGGGTTATTACAGTAAACTATTATTCCAGGTGGAGCTATAAAATTATGTTTTATCAATGTATTTCTAGCTGCTGTTACATTATTATCAGCAAAGTTTGCTTTGGCTATACCATACGCTCTAGTCTCTCCCGCTGGTATTGATATGTCTCCTTGTATTTCATAATTATACTGAAGAGTTGCATAGTTATTAACATCATTAAATACCATAGTTCCTTTGGGAATTGTTACCGTAGCTGAATAGGTAGTATTTAAGAAGAACTCAACATTCCCAGTAACACGCTCAAACGCTAAATCTGAAGATATGCTTCTACGAGCAACATTATATAGAGAGCCAATCATATCTAGATTATTACCAGAAGCAGTAGAAAGGTTTGACTGCTCGATGCTTAATTTTAAAGAATTATATAAATCATAAATCTCTGAGTGTATTGCTTCTGCAAAAGCTCTTGCTATAGAGCCTGGAGTTATTGAATTAATACCTACGTTTTTCTGAAGACTATCCAGTGTTGCTATCAACATTTGTTCTTTTGTTTTTATATTGACGGTTGGCATTTATGCTCCAAGATCTTGGGTTATCGAAAGTACTGTAGGTTCACTATAGTTTCCCGTTAGATATACATCAAATCTTACAGAGTCTGCAGATGTGGGGACTGCTTCAATAGTAATTTGCCTATTGTTAAAAACGCCTTCTCTTTCTAATGCAGCCCTAATTAATCGCTTTCCCATATCTCCAGTTTCTGGAGACTGTGGCATCCCATATAACACGCCTAGATCAGTCCCAAGACCTGGGTATATAAAGAAATCGCCTGGCTCTGTCATAAGTCTAATATAGATTTGTTGAACGTCCCTAGTAGTTGAATCTGTAGCCAAAGCTAAATCACCATAACCGGTCACTAATAAATCTCCACTTAAATCTATATATAAATCAGACATTATTCACCTTTAACTTTTTGTGATATCATTTAAAATAATATTCTTAGATTGCTCAATAGTATAACCTTTGAGCTTATATTGAGTCATTAAATCTATCAAAGAATTTATAGTTGTTTCTTGAGTTTTTTTAAGTACTTCTGAATTTTTATTCCAAAAATCCTGTATATTATTTTTTTCTTCTTCTGTATAGTTTTTAAAAATATCATTTTCACTAGCAAAACTTACGTCTACTATATCGGTATTAGTTGTCCCGGTATAAGAGTAATCTCCAGTTATAGTAACACTTTGTTGGGACTCTTCTTCTTCCAATTGTTGTAAATTATTAATAAAATAATCTACATTTAAAAAGCCTGGATTGTAGGATTTTGCGTCTGAACTTACAAAGGTCGGTTCGGCGAACGTCGTAGCTGAATGGTTAAAGTCCATAGAATTCCACTTTAAACCATCTTCTTTGGTATAGAATTTAATATTATCAGCATGAAAAGAGATCGTTCTAGTGGAGCCGTTAATGACTATCCCGACTCCAGGAGTAGCAAATATCTCTATATCCCCGGAATCTGTTAGTCTAATGAAGCTTGGATTATCTGGGTGATTGAGCCCAACTTCCCTTTGGGAGAAGTTTTTTCTACGTGACATTTCTAGAGATTCAGACGTAGTGCTACTAGCTGTGGATTCAAAAGATTTCTGTGAGTTTATTTTTTCAGCCATATTTACACCAAGAACTTAGGTATGCCAGTGTTAACATAATAGTTTGACATGTGTTTTCCAGCTGAAGTTGAATTATCTGTATACGAAATAATATACGGGTATCTCTCGTTATCGTCAGTAAAGGCTACCAAGCAACGAGATCCGGCTGTTGGAGCTACGGTTTGGACCCCCTGTATTGCGGGGCATGGTACATCTTTAATTATATTTCCAATCTGATTAGTAACCCTATCATCTAATACTATCACAGCTGTATTCATCATACTGTTGTAGGACATGAGAGTTCCTGGTCTAGTTTTAGATTGTTGAAATTTTTTACCTGTTAGATGTGAATTTAATTTATCATCAAATTTTGGAAAATGTTTCATTATTTCTCCTTATGCATTCCATGATGAACAAGAGCCCATATACTGGACAACGCTTCCTGGCCAGGTAGTATCCGTTATAGACCTTGGTTCTGCTATTGTATTTTGATCGACATACTGCTTGTTACCTATAGAGACGCCAATATGACCCCAGTCCTTACCGTCTGTATTCTTCCAGAGCACTAAATATCCAGCTGGTGGGTTATCGCCATTAGTGGTACCTACCGCGTTAAAGCTTGAACTATTTTTCAATTTTTCATAATGCTGTTGAGCGGTGTTGCTACTTGAAAGACCTGGAGTGGAAATACTAATATTTTCAGGATTGGAGATTTCCCATTGTTTGTCAATTAATTCTGTTTGGGCATTCCCGAAAAGTCCGAGAGAAGCGGAGAGTATTCTGGCAAATCTTTCGCAACCGATACCACCATCTTGTAGATTATCTGGATCTTTTGGTTTCCAGTAAGTTGCATAGCTAGGTACTCTATTAGCCTTTAACCAATCAGCACAGGCTTTAATACTAGCTGCGCCAGTAAATGGCGGTTCCGCACCAGTGCTCTGAGCAACAACTGCTACTGATGCTCCTCCTGGATTAATCGGCGCAGATAGTTCTTCATTCTTTAGCGATCCATTAACTGGCTTAGAATACATGACATCACCATTCATCCAGTTAGCGATATAGGGAACAGTTTTTGGATTAGATTTTTTAAGATTGGTATTGACCCAAGCTTGTAAGTCTTCATATGTTTTTCCAGTTGTTATATATACATTAACTGCATCTTGAAATTTTGTATTAAAAATAAAACCACATTCAGACCTTGGAGTGCCATCTTTATTATTGTAATCCCCCCAGGCAAAAAAACCACCTGACTGGTCAATTTTTTTCTTGTTATCATTTTTGTCCCATTTTTTTAACATCATGTAGATTTGATTAACTGGATACCACATTCTATCGTCTACATCGCCTTTTCCTTCATTCTGTAATTCTATCAATTTTTTAGCTACAGCGTTTGCATCCCAACTAGGGGCTACACCACCCGGTGCATATGCTAATGCAGAAGCTAACACTGATTTGGGATTAGATTCTTTGCCATCGTAATACATTATAATAGTATCTGATGAATTGTTGGCTTTATTTATATAGGCGATTAAATTAAATTGGAACATACCGACAGACCAATCACCTCCCCAAGATGTTGTTCCTTCATTACATTTTCCATTGAATGAATTAGGATTAGTACGGCTTTCTCTTCCTGAAATAGCGCACATGATTGCAGCTGCTTCATCTGAGAAAATTCCATAGTCAGCGTCTGTCAACATTAGGAATAGCTCATAAAGACTTATGTCTGTCCCACCGGTTTTATAACTAGTAAATGCTTTTTGCTTTGCCGTTGCTACATCCCCTGTAAGATCTTCTGGATTTGAAGTGCCGGGATTTGAACTACTGCTGGCGTTTTTAGTTGTCCACCCTTGAGTGCCTATATACTGTCCACCTCTTTGGGGACTAAAGCTTATGTGAATATTATTCGTGTGCTCTTTGCCTGACTCAAAATTAACATATTTTAAACTTGGGTATTTTGTTCTTACGACTGTATCCGTAGATTCAAAACCCTCAGCTATACCCATATCTTTAGCCACATCTGGATGTATGACAATAAGATCTGGATGCAGTGGTTGCGGTAGCGTCGACAACTTATTCAAGAATTGATCAAGCGCTGCTGCGTAGGTTAACTTATTTTTTCCTAAGTTAACGAAATTACCCACTTGAGTAACATCAAAGCCTCTTCCAAATACATGATCTGATATTGAATTTTTATTATTTTTATCTAAACCTTTTTCTGGATTTATGTTTCTATCCGAATTATCATCTTCTGATAAAATAGCTCTAGCTAATCCAAAGGAGCCATTTAAGCTTATACCTTTAGTTACATCTGTCAACATCAACAAGCACTCTATTAGCGCTGCGCTAACGTATGCTTTCTTCTGTGGAGCAGTAATTACTGCAGTATCTATACCTTGTGCTACGGACTCATCGCCTAGATAATATGTATTAGTTTGTACGAAACTATAAGATGAAAGCTCATTAGGTATATCAAACTGGAATCCTATAGTTAAAGCGAGTTCATTTAAACTCTTTTTTAAGAGAGTTCCCCTTTCTAAATATATAGCTTTTTCATCTTCCCCTAGCTCATCTATAATGGCTACAGATCTTTCGCCAAGACTAGGACTAGTCTCGTTGATGGTATATGCTATATTATTATGAGTATACGTTGCACCGCTAGTATCCACTAGTGTCGAAGCAGCATTGTCGCTAGGCCATTTACCGCTTAAAGCTTCCAATAGAGGATTCTGAGTTCCGCTTGGAGCAAAACCAGTACCCATTAAAGATCCAGATACAGCTTTAAGATAAGCATCGTGTCCAGTAAGAGTTGGACTCTCTCCCTTATTGCCTTGAAAATCTGGGTTATCAATTTGGAAACCTTCTGCTTGTGCTCCAACTGCTAATATTGAATGAAGAGATGATTTAACAAATTTAGACGATGCATCAAGTAGGGCCGCTGGATTTCTTGTCAA